ATTAGATACAAAATCGTTGCGGTTTATTATGATAGATGGTAAAGGGGATGTACCGAGAGTGGTATTAATATCATTTAGTTGACTTTCAGTTTTACCGGTGGGTGTTAGTACGTGGTACAATGTCCCGTTTACGTACTCGGTGAGTTGTTCTGTGAGAGTCGTTGGCGCTGTGGATGTACGCAAATTGGTTAAAAGGGTGTTTTGTTCGGTTCCCCAAACACCGGTTATCGCTTGGATATTAGATACAAAATCGTTGCGGTTTATTATGATAGATGGTAAAGGGTTCGTATTAAGTGTTGTATCGATAGCTCCCAATGTGATTGCGGTTTTATCAACATACCCTACTGCTAGGGTTGATAATACACCTTTTACGTACTCTATGAGTCGGTCGATGTAACCCGTTGGTGTGTCTGAGCGCAATTCTTCCAATAGAGTGAGCTGACTCGATCCCCAAAGACCTGTTTCTGCGACGAGATTAGATACAAATTCATTACGGTTTACTACTATAGACGGTAAAGGGTTCGCACTAAGTGGGGTGATAACATTACTAGTTAAATAAGTGTTAGAGAAATTAAACCCTCTAACGGTGGTCGCTACACCACTATTTAACATAATTGATTTGGGTGTGACTATAGGAGCAAGAAACGCCTTTAATGCATCTATATATGTCTGATCATTCCCCGAAGGGGTTTTTAATAGGTCCAGTGTTGTGAGTTCGGTTGCTCCCCAGATACCTGTACCCAATGTAATGAGACTATCTATAATTGGTTCGCGAGCTACAGCACCAAGGGGTAGTAGACTGTCGAGTGTTGCACCGAAACCAATTTTTAAAATACTAATTCGTGTGTTTCCCTCTGGAATTAACGTGGATATATCATTAAAACCTGGAACACGTAACGCATTCAATGTAACTATTTGAGACGAACTCCAAACACCTAATGCGATGAGACCATCTATAATCGGGTCACGAACTACCTGTGTAGTCGCAGCCACTACCGCATTCAGGGAAGTCACGAGATTCAAACTATCTGGGAGACCAGCGATATACGTATTCAGTGCGGCGACAAGAGCAGTCTGTCCTATGAATCCAGGTACAACTAAGCGTAAATTATTTAAAGTAAATAATTGATCACCCCAATAATTTCTTGTGAGTAATTTCTGTATAATATCATTTTGAATGGACTGTGTGATGGGTATTTGTGTAGATGTCGCTTTTAATTGGGTTATGTACGTAGTGTCATTCGCGGATGGAATACGTAATGCGTTCAAGGTGGTTAATTGGTCGCTTCCCCAAACACCTAACGCGACAAGTTCAACTATGAGAGGGTCACGTTCAGCCGTTGTTGTAAGAGTGGCTATAGTATCGAGTATTCCGTTCACACCACTTTTCAGATTATTGAGTGTGAATTGAAGTGTCGGTACCTCATCGATCAGCACATTTGAATATTCAATTAGACTATTTATAACGGCTGTACGACCTTCACTTCCGGGTGTGAGAGAAGTTAAACTATTCACAAGTTTTATGGGTTCATCTCGCCATACACGAAACTGGCGTAACGCCGTGACGCGTTCTAATCGTGCCTCCTCAGTGGTACCTGGAAACTCCCCCAAAAGAGTGATAATTCCAATAATCCTAACTCTTTGGTCGATATCACCGGAGAGACCATTAAGATAGCTCACGAGAGTGGGTATATTTGCATCATTAAAGGCGTTTCGTAGCGTTTCTAAAAGAGTAAGTTGAGTACTACCCCAAATAGTTGCCTCTGCCCCAATTCGGATTAGTCCGTCTACGATCGTACCACGTTGAGCGTCTGTTTTTCCGGACAATGTGTTCAGTACAGCGATCATTCCCAATTTTAAGATATCCGATTGGAGTGTGAGATCATTAAGATATCCTTCGAGTCCGTTGACCACGTTGAGCTGTTCCGATGAACCGGGGATGAGTGATGACAGACCAACTAAAAAATAACTAACCTGAGACACGAACGTACGGAGTTGAAATATGAGTAAAGACTCATTATATCCGTTAGGGACTATCAGATTATTTAAAATTATAATCTGATCTGGTCCCCATACATTTTGAATGGCGAGGAGAGTAGCTATGATGTTACTACGCTCAAACGTATCCGTTATAGATGGAAGCGTGCCTAACAATGTATCCACAATGGTTTGTGTAGATGCAATTAGATTGGGTATGGTATAAACATACTGAATGAGTGCAGTTGTTGTGGTTTGTAAATCAACTGTACCGTCCTCCAGACCTGTTAAAAGGGTGAGTTGTTCCGGTCCCCATAAAATAGTTTGACGTAACACATCTACTATATTTTTCCGTGTATCCGAATCCACCACACCAGTTAATTTACTCATAGCAATGCGTATAATTTCATCCCAAATTGAAATACTGTAAAGAGACTGTCGAAGTTCAGTGATAACACCGACTTGAGAGGATGTCAATTTATCGAGATCGTGTATCCGATTCAAAATTGCTATTTGATCTTGTGTCCAGTGACCGAACTTTTTAGCGACGAAAAAGAGTTCTTTGACACAATTGGAGAAATTCAACTGAAAGGTACCTGTTTTAGATCGTGCTTCAATTAGAAATACATTCCTTTGGTGTTGTTCGAATAAAATATTAAGAGGTACACTCTGTAACCTACATCGTTCTGGTTTATCTAAATGAACAAGGTCCAAATTGACTGTGAAATTACTCAATTCGAGTTGTTGGAGCACCCGATTGTTTGCTTCGGGGTCCCATAGCGTAGCATCACCCAATTTGTTCTGTGTCGTAAACAAGACATCGATAGATGGTCGCAATTTTATGCGAATGGTCATTTCCTGATCGTATATGGAACATAAAGGAAACCCACTTCCCGGGTGTCGGTGAAAATAAAAGGGGATGTGAATCCTATATTCATCAGTCGTGAATGGGTCGATCCCCCGTGTGTTATACTGTCCATCTAAAAATTCTTGTACGAACTCGGGTTCCGCACTTCCCTGAAATGGATTTCCATGTAATGCGTTCACACTCGATCTATATGATTCGGGTACGTTTAATTCACGGTCTATGAATATATCGTCTCCCGTGACCGTATCGATTTTATGTTCACCGACATATAACTCTACGTAGTCGATCACAGAAATTCCAAAAACATCGACGGGATAAAGATTTGATCCTATACTCGCGACATTAGTGGGATCGGCGACAAAGGATAGTACAACCCCCCGTAAAATATCACCATACTTCTGGGGGATCGGTACCTCCAGAAAATCGTCTGTGTATACCTTTTCTGGAAAGGTTATTTTATAATTTTCAGTCGCGTAGTTTGTGTGCTTACTATATTTTTTAGTAAAAAATGAGAATGACGGGTTGACGCTTAAAGAGTTCTCTAATTCCCCTGTCGCCGCGATTAGAACTCGACCCGCCATATATACTATGTATCATTAATATTTTAAGCCACATAATCCACTCGAATAGTGGAGTATGTTGTAACTCTTCGCGTAAACCTGAACTTCCGTCACGTTACTTTCTGGATCCTCTGATACACCCGCTTCTGCTGAGAATGGGTCCGAGTAGTCCAATTTGATTCGACATTTTTGATCGATTATACGGCTGAAATTCAAATGCCCCGATGGGATGTTATCCAAAGGGTGAAGTGCGAAGGAGTAACTCGCGATCTGGTCACGTGTTTCCAGTTGAAAACTAACATAGGAGGGTGTATCATTTACGTTACTGTACACGACACTCCCATCGACTATACTTAAACCGTCAAATGACACATCCACATCTACACCAGAAATTGAGTTTGTTAGGGAATTCTCATGGACCAGTTTTGAAAAGGGTTCATTGAATAGGGGTGTATTGTTTAGGATCATCTCCAATTCTTTAAATTTTGTATTGAGCATGTACTGAATTAATGTTTCATTACCATGATACGCAAACCGTCTCGATTTCTTCGTCGCGATAAAATAAATTGTTTTGATTGGGTGATGGAAACGTAAGGTGATCTCATCTTCATCCTTCGTCCTCGGTATATCATGTCTTTTCAATTGTATCTGTGTGATCAACTGGTTTATCGGTGTACTTTTTAAATAATTCAATTCATCTTCGGCAAGGTATGCGTACGTCGCTAACAAGGATGCCGTCTCTATTCTCGCCTCCGTCACGAATGGATTCAAGTACGGTCGGACGAGTTCATCTAATTTCTTGAACTTGATCCTGACATAACAACTCTGTTTCGTGAGTTTACATAGCAAGACAGAAGCTGGAAAATTATTATAGAAATAAAACGGTAAATCGATGTACATCTGTCGCAAGGTCCATACGTTATCATCACTTGCACCATAGGGATCCTCTTTTGCGGTTGTTAGAGGGACGATGGTATCCTTAAAATTATAATCGGTCGCATGGTATTTATGGTACAGATAAATCCAGTCACCCGTGAGTCGTTCGATGTGCACCCCCCCTATAATGAGATCGGCGTACTCTATGGCGTGGATACCGACAGTAGGTGTGAATGGATCGTCATAATTACCAGTTGGATTTGCCGCCGTGGGTGCGACACCACCTAATGGGTACGTATTTGATACAGACGCCTTGAAGAAGAATTTATACCGAAGTGTCAGGTTCGTGAGAAGATCCCCCATATCGACTGGTATGATACATATCGTATCCTGATCGAATTTTGCGTCGAGTAATGGGTGTTCTCTCACATCGAAAGCGAATTTCGTGTGTCTCTTAAAAATACCCGAGAAATGTGAATAGGTCGGGTTCCCTATTATATACATATCCTGTATCCCATTAGTACCTAATGTCAGTTTTCCTGCCATCTCTACTTAACTATACTTTTTATTTTTAAGTTTGTAACAAAGATCCATTATCGAAGATGAGTGTTTTATAACCCGTGTAGTACATATGAAATTTATATTCTGGATTCGGGATACTCTTCCCGTTGCCGTATTTGAGATCAGTATTATCCACCAATTCTAAATATAATTTGGTCTTGTCTGATTGTAGCGTAGAAAAGTCGAGAAAGCCTGAAAGTGATGTACTTTTGGGGAACAGTGCGAAATTGTATGAGTAAATATAATTAAGCAAATAATTGGGTACGGGTGGTTCGAATAAATAGCTATTCGCAATATCGGTCGCTGATCGCGCCAGTTTAGCTCGCGAGGGGACGTAACTGAAAAAATATTCTCTGTCGTTATTCGATACGTTTGGAATGCGTTCACCGTTCAATGTAAAAAAAGCACTTTTTAAGAGATGTGGTTCAGACTTGTCTTTGATCTGCCCACGGGTAAAGTTGTAACGGTTCGCGGTCGTCGAATAGTACCATTCATTGACGTAAGCTGCATCGTCCACGGGTAAACTCCTGTACTCATCCTCGTTTTCGTATCCCCCATATCTAAAAAACCAATGGAAACATTTGACGGGAATACTCGGTTCCAATTGTACGATAAATTCTCGCTTTTCTGGTTCAAGGGGGATACTTGAATGTTTAATCACGAAATCGTATGTAATCTCGTTCTTAGGTCGGGTAAAATATAAACGTTCTTCGGGGGAAAGTGTGATTTCCTCCGTGATGACTTTAAAATTTTGTAACTTTTTCGCTGGAGGTGTCTGCGGGAGACCTCGGGTACTTAAATTGTCGGATGCACGCTGGTTATACAGAGTGAAGAAGGGTTGCTTGAAAAACTCAATTTCGAGTGTGATTTTCTGTTTATGAATGGCACATAGTGGAAACGCTGATTTATTTTGAACGTTTTCCGAATAGGCGTCACCACCGTAATTGTGTGAGAAGAAGAACGGTATATGAATAAACACATCATTACTCTGTGCGATGTTTTGGGCGGACGGTTGACTCGTTTCTCCTCCAGTTATGTTTCTGTTGTAGAGTGTGTTCGCGCTCATTTTTTGCGAAGCGGTCGTGTACATATTATCGTGAATGATACACCAATCCGCTGTTATTTCTTCGAGTATCTGTGTATCGACTTTAAATTTGATATTTTTGATTAGTTTCCGACCGAGTAATTGCATATCCCACGCCCAATACGCAACCTCAGGTAGTGTAAATGAAGGTAGTGGTATATCCCTTAAGATAATACTCTTTATGGTTTCTGGGAGTACTGCGAATACATTTGTGGTGAGTTGGGACAATATCAACGCATCTGTAATATCTGCTCCAACTTCTCTGGGTCTTACCACAGTTCCCACGGTTATCAGTGAAGTTCCATTGAGTATATTAATAATATAGATTGGGATTGTAGTGGTTTCCAGATTAATCCCCAAATCCACGATAAGACCAGCACCCGGACTGTTACCAGCCCAAGTTCCATTTAGAATACCAAGCAACGCTGTGAATACGGGTTCAGTGAGACTGAGAGTGGATAACACCACATCAGTTGGAATATTTACTCTAATCCCTCTGAGTATATTCATAATACCATTTGGAATCGTGGTGGTTACCTCATCAATTGTTAATGCAGTAATAAGTTCCGGACCAGGGGTCACAGCCTCATCCCTATTTAGAATTTGTATCAGTGCCGTGAGTATGGGTGTACCGAGACTGAGAGTGGACAATACCAACGTATCTGAAAGATCTACTGAAATTCCCTTGAGTACATTAATAATACCAATTGGAATTGCGGTGGTTGCTTGATTAATCCCTAATGTAGTAAGAAGTGCTACACCTGGGGTTACAGTCGGATCACTGCTTAGAATACGCAATAATGAAACCAATACAGCCGCATTAAAATCCGCGTTGATAGTAAACAATTCCGCGGGAAGAAACGTGAAAATTAAGTTATTGAACTGATTTTCAAATGACAGAAAGTATTTGAAATCTGGGAACTGAAAGGCGGGGAGGACAATCCCAGCCGCATTCGGGGCGCCTGCGAGCCACCATTCCCTAAATGTACTGAAACTAGGAGTTTGTAACGCCCCATACTGTACTAAAGTTTGACCACTAAACAACATTTTCTGTAAGGTTTCGTTAAATATGATATCATCATACCCCCACTTCGGTAATGTCATTTGGATCCACAAGTTATTTAAGAGATCCCCCATGAATTGGGGTTTCAGTTCGACCCGGATCGTTTCCCCAAATGGCCATGTCGCTGCGATACCTTGTGTTACGGTGTGTACGTTATGATACTTTCTAAATTCGGAATGTCTTTTATTTTCATATTTAAATAAGGAATGTTTAGGGTCTTTGGAAAGCAAATGTGTATCTTGCTTTCCAATAGCCTTTAGGGAAATCTTAGCGGCTTCACCCATACTTACTATTGTTTACATATTTTTAATATCTGTTTTCCACATCGTAATATGGCTCGTTTTTAGCATCTTTTCTAGGTCCTCTTCCGCCTGCTTCGCCTCATCCATAAGTGCATTGACGCGCTCGTCTGTATACTCAACAGTTCTGATGTTGAGAAGATAGTCCAACGATCCATCAATTAGTGGAAATGTCGAGGACATTTCCTTTTCGAGGTCCTGCTTCTTCCTCTTGAACACCACGAGTTTACCCTCAATGACCATAGAAACAAACTTTGATTTATGACTACACATCTCAGTCCTCTTCTGAAGCATATCGATGAGGTACGCCTTCCTCCTTTTGTAATGCTCTATACGGAGTTCCACAAAGTCTGTTAGAATCTCTTCAGGGCTCGTATATTTGTGAATACCCTTCGTCGGGTGAAAGAGATGCATGTTTGAGACACGGAAGGTTTTCCTCATCTTGAGATCTTTGAGGAGATCTTTACCCGCATAGTCCATGATTTCAAAGTGAACATCATCTGTGGTAGAGTTATTGGTGTACCCCCCAATCATCTTCTTTTCCACGAGTGTATCGAGGTACTCCTTATAGTCTTGGGTCCATCGTCCAGGTGGTAATTCGGTGACCACGATATTGGTTCCGGACCAATTCCATACACCTTCCATCATCCACGTGTCTTCCTCCTTGTGCACCACACCCTTGAACCCTCTGAACCAGGGTCGCATAGGCACAATTTCATCACCACCCAAGATCCGTTTGATATTCGCCTTGATATCATCGGGGTTGAAAGGGGGTACGTAGCAACTGAATCCTGTACCAATACCTTCCGTTCCGTTCACCAAGACCATAGGGAGTGTTGGCATGTAAAAGTCAGGTTCGATGGAGCGACCATCATCATCCAGGTAGTTGAGAATTGCATCATCCCTGGGATCGAAGAGTTTCCTCGCATCCTTGGTAAGCTTCGTGAAGATGTACCTCGTTTGAGACGCATCCTTACCACCCATAAGTCTCGTACCAAATTGACCACAGGGTTCCAAAAGATTGATATTGTTAGACCCCACGTAATCGTTCGCCAACTTTACGATCGTATCCGCCAAAGAAACTTCACCATGATGATAAGCACTCTTTTCAGCCACGAATGCAGCCAATTGGGCAACCTTCATCTCATCCTTGAGATTCTTCTTGAAGCATGCGTACATGACCTTGCGTTGCGATGGCTTGAGACCATCAGCCATGTGTGCGATGGAACGCTTGAGATCTGCGAGACTGAAATTGACCAAGTCTTTGTGGATAAAATCGGTGATGTCCAACTGTTTCACACTTCCATAGGGTACCTCGAGTTGGTCGGCATCCTTTGCCGTATTCTCGAGAAGCCATACTTTTCGAGCATCCGCCTTCTTCTTATCGAATGCGAGAATGATCGAGGCATCTGTCATCTTATCCATATCAAATCGAACAGTGAGATCCTGAATCTGCTTGAAATACTCCCTCGCCTCTGCTGATGTAGAAGTACCCAAACCCTTATAGTACTTGACTTTCCA